CTTTAGTATCTTTATCAGCACTTCCTGACTTCTCATTATCTTCTGAATCTTTTTTACCTTCTGCCTCTTTTTTAATTGCGTTTGCTTCTTCTATAGCTTTTTCTATATCTGATTTTTCGTCATCTGATTTATCTGATGGAGAAGAACCTTCGTTATCATCTTGGTTTTCTTCTTCTTTAGGTTTCTCTCCATAAGATAAAGTTAGGGGGTGGCTATCAAAATCTGGTAACTTCTCTAATTTTTCGTTTTCTTTTTTTTGCCATTCTGCAAGTTTTTTAGCTGCCTCTATAACATCTTTAAATGTTTTACACTTATCAACAAGGTTAACAAATAACTTATCAGCATTTGAAAATTTAATATCTAAAGTTTTTGAAGATTTAAAATGCAAGTTGATTTTATCAATCAACATTAATTCTTTGTTTAGGTCTTTATCTTTACAACCAAAGAAATTATCATTCCATAATATATGAAATCCGTCTCTATAATCATTTACTAATCCAGGATACTTCTTCTGTATCATTTTATCTATTCTAACATCTTCAATAACATTAATGTAATCTTTAATCTTCATTAAGTCATCTTTTTTTAATGCGTCAATCCAGTCTTTTTGTGGCGTGTGTAATGCGTGTGAAACTTCGTGTCCCACTAACATATCATATACAGCACCTTTTGGATTTTTAAATATAGGGATTGTTAAAATCCTGTCTTCTAAATTAAATGAAGCAGTTTTAACTTGGTCGTGTTGAACCGTGATATTTTCTGTGGCTAATAATTTTGCAAGGTTTGACTTCTGGTCAAAATTGATAGTATCTTTTTTTATGTGTCCTTTTTGTATCATTTATAGATACATCCTACCATAAATCAAATTCATTGTCAAGCGTTAATTTCCCTTATTTTATGCGATTTAAACGCCCTAGGAACGGCGGAGGGTGGCATTTCCGTATGTCTATGATACAGACATCACACTAAAAAACACGGTTTTATATGAGTTTTTACTTTTTGAATATAAACACAGGTTCGTATTTAGCACCCGATTCTTGTGAGGACAACTGCAACTTGTATGTATCAGTATGTTCAAATCCTTCTTCTACAGCGATTCGTACCGTATCATCTTCAAAGGTTTTATGCGACTTAATATTCGCTACATTTAATCCCATATACTTACCAGGTTTCAATCCAGTATAAACATTTTTAATTGTCTGTCTTAAAAATCCTTCGTTCCAATCTTCATTGGTTGAGAAGTTTTTAAATGATTGGTCAGCGTCATCTGAATATTGTTCCCAATTGAAATAAGGTGGACTTGTAAATGCAAAGTCTAAACTATTCTCTTTAGGTTTAAATGTTTCACTACCTTGTTTATTTAAGAAGTAATGATTATTTGGATTACCAAATTCTTCTTTAATCTCTTTTAATCCTTTAAATGTTAATGTTGCTGGGTCAGTACCTACATAATTAACATTAGATATAATAGCACCTAATATACGACCACCATATCCCATTGACATATCCCATACTAATTCACCTGGTTGCATAAAGTTTTGATATAAACAAGCGGCTGCCGTAGGTCTGAAATTAGATACACATTGAGTTCCTGTATATCTTCTTAATAAAGACCTCATTGTACTTTCTGCTTTGTGTTTCGCTAAATCACTTCTATATGTTTCTTTACCATATATGTCATATGATAAAGGTTTTATATCGTCTACTGAAAACTTGCCAAAAAAAGAACCTGTTAATAGTTTCTTAATTCCTTTTTTAAAATGTTCTTCACTTTCATATATCTCCATAGGAGTTTTCATCTTACCACATCTAATAGCAAAACTATGTGGCATATAAGACCACGCTAAAGATAGTCCTTCTTGGTGTGGCTTAATAACATTATCTTGCGTTAATAAATTCTTACAATCAACTGCTCTTAACTTGGACATCTTTTGTTTTCTCCAAGTCTCATCTGTACTATAATAAGGGAAACCTTTTGTTTGCCAGAAATCATATACCTCTTGTATATTCTTTTCTAGTTCTGCTTCATCGGTAACCACTCCTTTAAGATTGCCTTTGCTTGTAATATTCTCTTCACCTTGAATATCTACAAAAGCTCCTAAAGTAGCACTACCCTTTACATCTGTTAACTTCTTCATTGTTTAATCTGCCCAAAAATTTAAATATAATAACCAAGGTACTAATATTGGATATACTATGTGTTCTACTAATTCATATAAAACAAGTACGGTTAATGCTATTGCCCACCACTTACTTGTTTTTGCTTTTTTAGAAACATATCCAAATACTTTACTATGACATTTACCTATCTTCTGTACTATTGCATTCATTCTTTATCCTTCCTATAATCTCCTGTGTAACCTGGTTCATATACAGGAACCTTATTCCCATATTCAACCGTTGTGCCACCATATACTTCTTGTTGTCTTGAAGATAAATCAGGCATTGGTGCTGTACCTTTATCTTTGCCACTTTCAACTTCTTGTTTTGTATATCTAGGTTTCTTTGACTTATCTAAACTTCCAACATTAATAGGATAACCTGGTCTTAACTTCTGTACTTTACCACCTTTTTCTAAAAACTCTTTCATTAATCTATCTCGTTCTTCTTTAGACATTTTAGGTTTCTCTTTCTCTAAACCAGAATTGTCTTTAAAGTTGCTCATACAAAGTACTTATCTGAATACCATTTGTAGAATAGTTTATCACTAAAATATTCTACTATTGCAGGAGCAGGTACTTGGTCACTTCTTATACAATCTGCTATATCCTGATAGTCTGTTTTATCTACTTTAACTTGTTTCTTACTTTTCATTTTTTCAAGTGCTTTTAAGTATCTTTCGTTTTTTTCCATCTTTCAATATCCTTCCATAATTTGGCCACCCAAACTTATCAGGACTTTCGCCTACATAACGCCAACGAATAACTCCTGTGTTAGGGTTTCTCTCGTATATTTTTTCTCTTACTTTTTGTTTTGCTTTCGCCATTTCCAATATCCTTTTAACCACTCGTCCTGTGGTGTATCTGTTAAAGGCATAGATACAAAGTTATTTCTATCTAGTTTATTCCTTAACTTGGTTAATTTGTCTATCAGATAATCTATTATTTTTATCATATTACTATATTATCAGCTTTCAATTAATTTGTCAATAAGCGGTTTTTGTATTATGCTCCTACATTCCAGAACAAAGCCCTTGGCTTTGCATATTGTTTAATAAATGGCCACGCCTTTGCGTCATATGTTGGTGCAGACGGAAACGGTGGCGCTTCTTCTTTCTTAATAGGTTTGTCAAATTTATAAGGTGATTTATAAAACTTTGCTCTACCTAGTTCTCTTTCACTCATTCTGTGACCTACAGATACACAATGCACTTCTAATTTCGGAAATGCTCTTTGTAATCCTCTGGATAAAGTACCACTAGAACCTACGGTCCATATTTCTGAAAAGTTTTCAGCAGACCATTCATCTGCAATTTGTTTACCTAATTCTTCTATATCTTGTAGTACTCTTTCATCTTCTAATCCTAATGGAAAATTTCTTCTATGATAAGTGTCTTGTTCGTAATATTTTCTAGCGTGAAATAGTGTTATATTTAACATACCCATTTTTACCCAGCGTATATCACAACCATATTCTAACGCTTTCTTTTGGTATGGGTGTAAGTTATCTAAACTTCTTTTTGCCATAAATAAAGTTGCCTTAGCACCATATTGTTTTGCTTGTAGAGGTAATGACATTTGGGCATATCCTGTTGCAGGACAACCACCAAATACAAATTCATTTGCACCTTTAGATATTTCTTCACGGATATATCTATCAATAAATCTCCGTTTAGAACCACCTTCTAGTTTATCGTCTCTTAATACAAAGATACCTTCGTGTTGTTCTATCTCTACTTTTGGAAACTCATACGCTTTCATACTGATAACATACTTCTAATTTGTTCATTAGCAACTACATCTATTACTAAATGAGTTCTCCAAGTTTTACCACCATTGATTGCTTTATGTGGTTTTCTTATATCCAAATACCAACAATGTCCTTCTTCCATATTAACAATTGTTTTACTTCCTGTTATACCCCAACTTGTAAACTCTACTTTTGAATTGGTTGCAATAGGAATATGTAATCTCATTAATCTTCCATTTGATATTCCTATGTCTGGATCCACTTGGTCTGTATGTCTTTCAAGTTCTCCATCACCTGGTTTCAAATTCATAAATCTAACTCGGTGTATTTCAGTTGGAAAGAAATCTAATATATCTTCAACTAATGGAAACTCTTTTCGTAATTCTGTATCTTGTAGTTTAAATTTTTTATCTTTGTTTTCTTCTTGCCACTTCTTATTCATTTCTATTGGTTTGGTAATAAATCTCCAATCAGGACTATAACCTCTTAATGATATAGCACTCCAAGCTTTTTCTTTATTATAATTTGAATAATGATTAGTAAACTCTATTGCTTTTTCTTCTAATTGTTTTGCTAGTATTGGTACTATTCCTGAAAAAGTTAATTGTAATGGTTTTAATGTATATTTTTCGTAAGTTGGAATATGTGGGTGTTGTCTTTCTTCTAAAGCACTATTAGAATCTTTATAATAAACACCAATCAAATCTGCAACTGAATTGTATTTGGCACCTACTTTTTTAAATCCTGCTTTTTCAGCAATATCTTTATCGTTAGGATTTTCTTCATTAATAAATAACCATACATTTTTAGTTATGTATCTTATATCTTCTGTTAATGTTGTGATAATATTTTTTCTATCTTGTTCATCTGTATAACCTAAATGTTTAATATGTAAATCTCCTGGATACTTCGTACCTAAAAGTACTCCTGGAAACATCCATATATTTACTTTACTCTTTACTTCTTCTGTGTGGATAAGTGCTGGACCTATTAATTGAATATTATCTCTACTCAATGCTTCAGCAATATTGTTCTTTTTAAACTTACTTAATTCGTGTTGAGCATACTCGTTATAACTATTAAAGTTCTTTTCTAACTTCTTTAGATAATCTAAATCAAATCCTTTTTGCCAAGGTTTCATTTCCTTTTTCTTCATCATTTTAATATTATCTTCGTACTCTTGCAAGTCTTTATCACTCATCATTATTTAATTTGTAATCAAAGTGTATAAACCTGATATTATTTACCTCATCATTGTTAAATCTTTTTACAAATTTAATATTATCGTTAAACCAAACATACTCTCCTTGTTCAGGAAATATCTTACATCTGTCTAGTGCTGTAACCTCAATAAAGTTGCCTGTAGTATAGTCTGATTTATCTAGGTACACTATTACATTGCCTCGTACACCTTCAACATAACCTTTCCAGACACCAGTAAAATTTAATTTAATATTTTTGTATCTCTTTTTAAAGATTGGTTCTAATTGTGATTTAATTTTTTCTATTTCTTTCTTTGCCTTTTCAGGTAAATACTCTTTATCTAATGGTGGCCAAGCTACTTCAGCAAACGCTGTGTTATCTACATTTAATAAACCTGTTTCAAAACCATCGTATTTAAAAGAATCGAAATCTTTTATATGAGATATGTCGTTAATTATTTCAACCATTTTTCACCTTTACTGGTTTTGATTTTTCCATTTGTTTCTGGTATCGTCTCCATTTTTTCATCTCCTTTTCAGCTTTCTTGTATGCCAAGTCTAGTTTCATTTTACTAACTTTCATTGGCATTAATATTCCTGCTTGATGGTCGTATTCGTGTTGACATACTCTACTCATCATACCATCTAAATGTGCTTCTTTTAAATCACCATTTTCATCTTCATATTTCATAACACATTTTCTAGGTCTAACAATGTTAATGAATAAGAAAGGAAAAGTTAAACAACCTTCTTTCATCATAACCGTTTCTTCACTACTTGATAATATTACAGGATTAAACATTGCAAGTTTCATTCCGTTTTCAATTGACTTATGGTCACCTGCAACAAACATATTGAATGGTAATCCTATTTGTATCGCACTCAAACCTATACCACCATATTTGTGCATAAGTTCAAACATACTATCTACTAATTCTTTTCTACTTTTAAGACCAAACTCTTTAAGTAGTTCATCTTTATAAGGTGCAACAGGAGACCTTAACATAGGATTAGCTGGTTCTATTAATTGTTTATTAAATGTTTTAGGATTAACTCCGTCTCTTACTTCGTAAGGAATATCTTCTACTGGTACTTCCTTCAAAATCTTATTATCTTCTGCTTGTTTTTCTAATTTTTCTTTGATGTTGGTTGTATCTTCCCACACGCCTTCTTGCGTATCTGGAGTACCTTCTTTAAATTGTTTATCTGCCATCGCCATCATTTCATCTTTAAATTTTTCTTCTTCTTCAACCGTCATTGGTCTTCTTGTTTTTTTAGACATTTGCTATCCTCGTAAAGTTTTGGTACTTTTCAAATTTAATTATATTAGTAAATTTATCAAACATTATATCTCCTTTATGTGATATGATAAAGATGTTTTCTTTTGTTAGTGTCTTAATAATTTTAAAGAAATCATCTGTTCCTTGTCCATCTAAACTTGAATCAAATATCTCATCTAATATTAGTAAGTTTGTATTAACACTATTTTTCATTTTTGCAATACTTCTCCAAGTAAATAATAATGCAAGGTCTATTCTCATTTTCTCACCTTCACTAAAGTTATTGTAGTTAAAGGAGTCCATATGTCTGCTCTTAACCGTTTCGTTAAATTCTTCATCTAAATGGAATGATACAAAGAAGTCCATAGCTTGTAAATAGTTATTAATTAAAGTATTCATAATCGGTAAATACTTTTTAATAATTTGTGCTCTTGCTCCACTATCATCTACTATCTGTCTCAATATATCAATATATTTTTTCTCCTCAATAACATTATCTCTTTGTACTTTTGCGTCAACTAATTCTCTTTTTAGTTTAGCAATTTCTTCTTTTATATTTAGGCCGCCAGCATCCTCAACTGATAACCTATCTATCTCATCTTGTATTCTATCTGTATGTCTTTTAATCTCATCAATAGAAGTGGTTAGTTTTGCAACATTAGTTTCTATGGTTCTAACTTTTTGTGCAATGTTATCAAATCCTAATATTTTTTCTTCTGTATTAGTTATTTCTGATAATAATTTTTTATAACCATCTTGTAATTTAACTACAGCGTCTTTCTCCTTACTAATCTTTGTCTGTCTAAAACCTTGTTCTATCTCCTGTGTACAAGTAGGACAATTAGTATTGTCTTCAAAAAATTTTAATGTTTTCTTATGTGTCTTTAAGTTCTGGTCTATCTTTGCTTCTAACTTATGTAATTGTGTAAACTTATCTTTTGTCTTTGTCTTGCCTAATAATTTCTGTTCGTTCTCATTAAGTTCTTTATTAAGACTTTCTATTCTAGTCATATAATCTCTCTTATGACTATGTGCTTTTTCTATGTCTTCTTTCTTTTTAGATATAGCGTCTGTATCTCTACCTTGTAATTCATTATAATGTTTCTCTTGTAGGTCAACTTTATTCTCAATCAAATCTACTTGATGTCTTAATGTAGTAATATCTTTTGTAAGGTCTTGCTGTTTGCTCCTTAATAAGTAGTTCATATTTTGAAATACTTTAATGTCTAATATTTCTTCAATTACTTCTCTACGATTCCTTGCTCTCATCTTCATAAATGGTTCATATAAAGAAGACCCTAATATAACAACTTGACAAAAGGACCTATAGTTTAATTTCATTATATTTTTTTCTAAATGTTTTTGATAGTCTATAGTACTTGCGTCTTGGTTAATTAAAATTCCGTCTTGGTATATTTCAAATACATTAGGTTTAATTCCTCTAACAACTTTATACTTTTTAGGACCTACACTAAAATTTAATTCTACTACGGTATCAGCATTATTAATCGTATTGACCATCTGGTCTTTCTTAATAATTCTAAATGGTTTATTAAACAAAGCAAAACATATTGCGTCTAACAATGTTGATTTACCTGACCCATTAGTTCCTATAATTAATGTTGTAGGTTTTTCTGCTAGATTAACACTTATAGGAGTATTACCTGTTGATAAAAAGTTCTTCCAAGTTATATTATGAAATATTATCATTTTGTCATTTCTCTATATGTTGTTTTATTATGAATAACAACCTCGGAATCGGTTTCAATCCATAATCTCGCACCACACTTTCTCGGTTTATCTGGACTATAAATCATTTCACTAGGACCTAATATATCAACTTTACTACCATACCAAGTCTTTCCTTTTAGTTCAACTCTACAAACAGGTAGTTTTGTTCCTCTTTTATTATTTTGTTGTATAATATTTTTGTTAATGTGAATAATTGTTTTCACTACTTCTCTTGTACCTCTTGGTAATACTCTTTCATTATAGAGTTTATTTTTGCCTTATCTAATTCAGTATCTAAACTATTAATATAATTGTGTAAGAAAGTTAAAGTATCTTCTCCTTGGTCTATTATATTAATATCTGCTGTTGCATTAATATTATAACTATCTTCTATAACATTAACTTCGTATGTATTAATTTCATTGTGTAGTCTATCAACAAATTCTCCAAATTGAGTAGGGTCTGTTTTTTCTTCTACTATAACTTTAATATGTTTATCTTTATACTTTGATATATCCATATTGGCATAACTTTGTTTTGTATCATTGTATATAATCTTTTCAAACATAGTAAGTGGATTTGGTATTCTAGTTAGTTCTCTTGTATCTGTATCAAATATATGAAACCCTTTTGGACATTGATAATCTGACCAAGTTATTTCATATTGAGTTCCTAAATAATATATTGTTCCGTTATCTGATTTTCTATGATAATGTCCAGACAATACTTTGTCAAATCTTTTAAATTGATTCATATCTAAACCAACTTCCTGAAAGTGTCCTTTGTGCATTTCAAAACCTTTGATTTCTAAATGTCCCATACAAACTTCAGCGTGTGAGTTATCAATTTCAAATATACTTTCTTCTTCTGTTTCAGGACATATCCAAGGTAATAATAATATATCTAAACCATCAAAGTTAACCGTTGTCGGTTTCTCATATATCCAAGGTTCATTTTCACCATCAAAGGTTTTAATTAAGTGTGTGAAATTTACTTTGTTTGTGTTCTTATAATATGTGTCGTGGTTACCTAGTATAATGTGTGTATCTATTTTTAAGTTCCATAATCTTTTCCAAAAGTTTTCTTGGAAGTTATGAGCAGTATTGAAGTTAATAAACTTTCGTCTATCAACAACATCGCCTAAATGGATTAATGTTTTGATGTCGTTTTGTATTAAATACGGAAAAAAGATTTCATCATAAAATCTATTAAAGTATTTTACAAACGCAGGATTATCGTTTCTAGCACCGAAATGGGTGTCGTTCAATAATGCTATTTTCATATTATATAAAGTCTTCTAAATTCGCCTTCGCTTTTCTTACTCGTTTTTTTGTCGGTTTCGGTTTTTTCTTTTCTTTTGTTTCGTCTTCCATTGGAAGATTCTTTTGTAAAAATTCAGTAAACTGATTCTTAAACTCTCTATCGTCTCCTGGTTGCAAAGTCATATCATCATAATTTGCGTCCTGGATTAGTTTATGTTTAATTGTAGTTTGTTTCTTTTCTTTTTGTATTCTTCGTATAAATGCGTAATATATTATTTGTGTAAAATAAGCAAATGGATTTTTAGATTTTTCTGGATTAAAGTTTGCTAGATATTGCAAACAATTTTCTATGCCATCACTTATCATATCGTCTCTAAATGTGTAATTAATAAAGTTCGGTCTATATGATAGATGGTTTGCTATCTTTAAAAAGCACTCACCTATATAATTGGTCACAGGAGGATTTTTGCGTCCTCTCTTTTTGGCTGATTTACACTTCTTCTTATACTCAATCATTGCCTCCAAAAACACTTTGTTATTTACATAGTGTTCTTTTTTGGCAGGAGTTCGTATTCTTTTGGGTTTATTATCAATTGTCATTATGTTCTCACTATACTATATTTTGTTGTTAGAGTCAATAACCTAACTAAAATTTCGGTCCCGATTGTTGGACTATTGACAGATTTAAAAATTTATGTTATTATCAGCGTGTTGTCGCTGAGAGATAGAGTCTATAGAGCAACTATTAATGAATAGTTTTCTTCTTAATATCGTCATCGTGAATATCAGTAAATTCATCTATTATATCATCAAGTTTATTATTTAATTCATCTTGTTCCAATCTGGACATTATTTCTCGGTCCATAAGTTTTCTAGTTCTCGGGTTATCTTCTCGTCTATGTAATTTATCAACAATATGATACTCGCCGACAACCTTTTTATATGACCTAATCATATCATCACTAGCGTTAGTTATTGTAAGTATCTTATCTTTTGGTATGGTCACTAATTGGTCTTGCGTATAACCTGCCCATTTCACCAAGGCAATATAATCCTTAATACCCAAGTTGGTTATTTGGGGTACATATTTAATCTCTAATGGTTTATCAAGTGTAAGTAATGGTGAGTTTGCTGTATCTTTATTTGTGGGTATAATGCAAACAACATCTGTTCCGTTTATTATCTTAACGATTTTAACCGTTGTAGTACCATCAGGATTCATATCTTTAGGGTTAGTTGCCATATTATTCCTTTAGTTCCACATTATGGATTTCATAATCAAATCCTTCTTCGTTATATATATTTATTCTTTCTCTAAAGTGTTGTAGAGTATAATTTTCTTTTTCTCCATAAGATACATCATCGGATATATCATATAAAGTTGCATTTGTCTTGTTATCTCCTAGTCGGAGACCACGACCTATAGATTGTAAATTTCTTATCCTAGACTTACTAGGACTAGCAAAAATAATGTTATGCAAGTTCCGTATATTAATGCCTGTACTGAAAGTCCCATAACTTGCAACGATAATAGCGCCATCAGACTTTTCGGTAATTGCTCGTATTGTTTCCCTTTCGTCTGCATCCACTCCACCGTGGACATAAAATACTTGTTTGTCAACTGCTTTATCTTTAATTGATTCATATAATTCCTTTCCGTGTTTCTCTACATACTGAAATAAACATAATGTATTACCAGATAGACCACAACATAAGTTTCTTATATATTTATTCCGTGCTTTACTTGAACATAAAAAGTCCATTTCTTCCTGATATGTTTTATCTTTTAAGTAATCTCTACTATTCTTTCCGTGTGCTAATATTAAACAATTGATTTTAAACCTCGCTAATTGTTTCTTCTCAATTAAATCTGTTGTTTGTGCGACTTTATTAACAGCACCAAATAATCCTTCTAGTACTAGTTTATGTGTTTTACTACCATCTAAAGTTCCTGTCATACCCACTCTATACTTACAATTAGTCATCTTCGTCATTATACTTGTTAGGGACTGGCTTTTGAATAAATGTGCTTCGTCTCCAATAACACAACCAAAATCAGCAAACCATTTTTTAGGTAGTTTATATACTGATTGCCAAGTAGATATTACTATCTTCTTTGGAGTATCTTTATCGTGTCCTTGATATATTCTATGAATATGACTAGTGTTATATCCATAGTCTCCAAAATCTTTGTATAATTGTTCTACTAAATTTGTTGTAGGTACAATAATTAATATCTTATTTGCTTTCTTATTTCTTAATCTTAACAACTGAAATCTTAATATTAGATATGCTATTAATGATTTACCAGACGCTGTAGGTGATAATAATAAACATCTATCCTCTTGTATTGCGTGGTAAAACGCATTAAATTGATAGTCTCTAATAGTTAAAGGTATCTTTAATGCTTTACAAAATTTAGCACACTCTAATTTATCTAATGGTTCCTTTTCTACTTTTAATTTTGATACAATTGTTATGTTATTATCAACACAAAATTTTCTTATATAAGGTAATAGACCATAGTATATTTCTCCACTAGCATACTTAAATAATCTAATCTTACCGTCCCAATATCTATTTCTATATTGGGGCATAAACTTATATCCAGGAACTTCAAAAGTAAAAAACTCCGATAAGTCTCTACGAATATCAGCGTCTGCTTCTATAGTAAGATATACTTCATTTTTCTTTTCTAATATTAAGTATCTATGTTCAACCATTATTGAAATTTGGAACCTAATGTCCAACCTACTAGTGATTGTCTTTGTCCTGATTTAACAGGATAAACTTTATGCCATAGACCAGAATAGAATACTATGATAGTACCTGGTTTTGTTTTTTCAAATCTATGTATTACGGCTTTTGCTGGGTCAGGATGTGCTTCACATATTGCAAAGTCACCACCTTCAAATTCGTCATTTAATATTAAAGAGAAACTAATTTTTCTAACCATACCATCTGCATATGGTTTAGCGTGTGTATCTGTATGCCAAGAATAGTGTTGTGTTTTATCGTATGATGTATATTGTAAGTCTTCTAATTTTGATAGTTTAAAATTCCAACCAAGAGTCCTATTTGTATTATTAATAACAGGAGCTAATTGAGTTTGTAACCAAGTGCTTTTTATAAAACAACCTTTACTATCTCTAGTTAAAAGTGTTCGGTTTTTATCTTGTAATTGTAAGTCTTTTAATTTTTGCTGACTAGCTAGTTCTTTAACTTTCTTAATAAAAGAAGAATCAAATAAACCGTCCTGTCGCCAGTATAGTTTCTCTAAAATCATAATTAAATAGCGCCAGAAGTAAATTTACGCCATTCAATTGCGTCCTTAATTAAAAATCCTCTATTAGATATTTGTTTGATTGTTTTGTCTAGGTAATCACATATAGTTTTTAAATACTCAACTTTTTGTTTTAACTTTATGTAATCTTCATCTGCTTCAATGTACTTATCAACATCTTGTTTTAAAATTTTTAAATTGAATGGTTTAGTTTGATATACTGCTGGATCAGCTTTTCCTGTGTAGTATTCCCACTTATGCAATTTTATAATTGCTAATTCGCTTTCTGTTCTGTTAAGTAAAAGTCTAAATTTGTTGTAGTGTTTCAAAAACTCATTATGTAGTTGTGGAGTTTTTAATGCTTCAACATCTAACTCCGTATCATTAATTTTTAATTTCTTTTCGGTGATTTCTTGTAATTCTTCAAGTGTCATAATATCTCCATTATTAATATATAATACACTATTCAGTAGTGTTTGTCAATAACCTGGGACTATTTTATGTAGTAGGAACCTGATTAGCAGTCCCACCAGGCGTAGCGAATTCAAAATACGCATATTTAAATGTAACCGTGGAAGTTATATAGTTAATATCCGTTGCTTGTTGTGTGAAACTAGCACCAGACATTGCAACAGGAAAAACATCTATAAATCTAACTTCTTTTATTACATTGTTTTTTGCTGATAAAATTGCTAATGTAGCGTCTGATAAAGCAGCGCCCATATTTGTAGCAGGTTGTTCTTTTTTACCTGTAAGACTAACTTCTTTTCCTTGATTAGGAAATCTATCTCTACCAGCTGCCACTAAATTATGATAGTCTTTATGGTCAATAGGTACTCCTAATCCTCTTAACCAATTGTGTATTTCTTCAAAATTTTCAAACTTCTCGTCTACCATATATGTAAGACTTAAATCTCCAAAGTCAAGTGTACTTCCAGGTATAGGTATTTGTCTTAATTGAGTTGGTTGTGTAGCACTATTCATTTGTAAACTAGGTATATTAACCTCGGTACAAAAGTATTCTACTTTAGGAAGTTTTGTAATTTTAAACTTAAACTGCGCTGGTGAAGCGTAATCTAGTTGCGTGGGTTGTCTTGTTATAGAATTTATATCAGTCATACTATTATTTATATGAGTTTTAAACGAAAAAAAAGGCGAGATTTTTTAGGTCTCGCCTTTTTCTATTTCAGTTTACAGATAATATAGTTATTAATTGCAATTACGCAAGGTTAACAACTTGTACTTTTCTGTAGTATCTATTAGCGTTAGCAGCACCAGCACCGTCAATAACAGCGTCAGAAGAAACACTTGCTTCAGCAAAAGGATTTGCTTGTAAGCCGTATCTCGTTTTGAAACCGATTTTCGGTTGGAAAGTGTCTTGTCCAACAGCTCTAACCATTTGTAAAGGTACATATGGGCAATAGAACATACCAGCGTCATAAGGAGAAGTTCCTTTATAACCAACTACATAAAATTGTTTAGCAGCTTGGTTTGCTGAGTAAGGGTCTATATACACTTTAAATCTACCGTTAAGAACACCAGCAAAAGTATTGCCTGTGTCATCAACATTTAGATTGTTATTAAGTGCAGGAGCATAGTCAAGGATGCCAGCCATTTGTAAAGCACTCGCAACATCAGAAGAGCAAACTATAATGTTTCCTTTTCCTCTACGAGTTCTTTGTGCGATAGCGTTAGCGTCTCTTTCTAATTGGAACATAAGTCCTTTAAATCTTTCAACAGACCATCTACCGTTTGAGTCAGTATCTAAATCAAAGATACCTGCGTTAGTTGTGTCAGTTTGAGCACCTTTTTCTGAATTAACATAGATTGTTCTTACAACTTCTCTATTAATTTCAGCAAGGATCTCAGCAGATAAGATGTTCGCTAATTCTGTTTCAGCGTCTAATCCGTGAATTGCTTTAAGGTCTTGTGCTAATTCCATAGTATATTCTGCTTTAAGAGCTCTACTTTTTGCAGTTACCGTAGATTTCTCAATTGAGAAAGCCATTTCAGCAAATGCGTTTGAAGTAGTATCCCCTAGTGCTTCAGCAGTAGCCGTAGCCATTCCACCTTCAGCAGTATAAGCGCCAGCAGGTGAGTCTAAAAGTACAGCAGGGTTAGTTTCTCCAGCAGATGAAGTTCCAGCAGAACCAGGCAAGTTAGATGTCGGTTGCTTAGTTGCCGAAAATTCAGATTCAGCTTCATCAAATAATGCTTCAGTTCCGTCCTGAGCTTTGTATCTGCTTCTCATAGCAAATATAAGTCCAGTTGGTCCAGACATTGGTTGTACGCCAGCAATATCGTAAGCGATAAGGTTTGGCATAGCTCTTCGTACTAACGAAATTAGGATTGGATCCCAATTCGCAATGTTAGCACCAGTAGCATTGGCAGGAGCAGCTTCGGTCATAAATTGAGCGTCTTCTTTAAGGGCTCTCTCTTGGTTTTCCAAGATAACCGAGGTTACAGCTCTTTTATAGGTATCGCTGATTTTTGGTAAATCAGGATGGTCTAATACTGGCTGCCATTTTTTTTGGTAGTTTTCAGATAAATACATATCTTTTTCCTCTCTCTATTATTATTTTACAGACAACTTAATGTCTTTAGTTTTACTAATAGCGGTAGTATAAGCAGCCATTGCATTAGACAAATCTTTTGAATCTACTTCATTTGATTGTCCAGCTACCGCATTATCTACTTCGCTGTCAGAATTCGCTTCTTTTTTATTTCCAAAATATGATTCTTTAATAGTTTCACATTTTTTCTTAAAAGTTTCTGCGTCGGAATACTCAACTTCTTCTGTAAGTTTAGCAAATTTTTCTTTAGAAGTATCTGCTAAGTCAGAAGCAACATCAGCTAAAATGTCAGCTCTTTCAAGCATATTGCTTTTCTTATTCAATTCAACATTCTTTCCGATTTCTTCGTTAAGTTTCTTTTCCAATTCTTCTATTTTAGAAGCTTGGTCTTCTAACACATCATATTTTTCATCAGGTACATCAATATAGTGGTCTTCAAAAAGTTTTTTCAGACCGTTAATGAAGTCCTCAGCAATCTCTCCCTTGATACCTTTTTCAATAGCAAGTTCGTTTTCTTTCATCCACTCATTGACAACATAGTTCAAATAATTGTCTACTTTTTCAACAAGTTCTGATTTTTGCTTAGTACTTTCAGTTTCAAATTTTTTATTATAATCTGCTTCCATTGATTCTTCTATTTCTCTAACTTTAGATTTAATAGCAGCTTCAAATATAGTAGCAGCTTTGGCTTTAAATTCTTCCGACAAGTCTTTTTCTCCAGAGGTTAAAGCGTCAATGTGTTCTTTAACATCAACATCTTTTGCTTTCTGGTCATCTTTTTCCTCAGACTTGACTTCATCATCTTTAGATTTTTCATCTTTAGACTCTTTTTTATCGTCTTTTTTATCTAGGAATTTTTTTAGACCGTCAGGCATATCTCCCTCGGAAATCTTCTTGCCATCAGAATCAGTTTCTTTCGATTCACCTTTAAGAGTAGGCATAGCGTCTGGCTTACCTTCGTTCTTTTGGGGTGCTTGTCCAGAAACTTCTTTTGTGCTTTTGTTAGCTTTAGGCGTTTCGTCTGTAGGTTTAACTACAGCTGGACCTAAATCCTCGGCGTCATTTTTCAATTGCGTTGGCTCAGCAGCAACAGCGTTCTTTTTAGGAGCGTCTGCTACCGTGTTTTCACTAACAACTTTTTCTGTTTCGGCCATATGAAGTTCTCCTTAATTTAAAAAAATAATTATTTTCTTCTTTTGCTAGATATTTATACTAATACAATCCTTTAAGGAAAGAATCAAAGACTTTTGCCTTTGCTTCTGCGATTTTTAGTCGTTTTGCCTCTTGGATGTACTCTTTATATTCTTCTAGCTCTTTTTGTTTAATGACACCGTTTTCCCATATCCACTCTTTTCCTTCCATAATACCTTCTACGAAAGCGTCTGGAGCTGATGGATCTGCAACAATATCAGCGGCAGTAGCAAGATAAAAGTCTTGTCCGACCTGTGCCTCACCGTTTCTGCCTCTTTGTAATGAACCCATACCACGACTAGATACGCCTAATTTAGCGCCTTCATCTATAAGATTTTTTACAATCTTTCCGTATGGAGTATCCATAACTTTTGCTTCTCCGATGAAGTTATTTCCATCTGGATATAGTTTAGTTATCATATGTGATACTCTTTCCAAGTTTACCGTTGGTCCGTCAGGATGTCCTAACTCGCCAAAAGCTCTCTTCTGTTCAACAAATTCTCTATTATATCTACTTACTTCTTTTTCTAAAGTTTCTTTTGGATAGATTCTACCGTTTCTATTTTTAATTTCTGATTGTAAGAATACTCCACGGATTTTGTAGTTTTTGCCACCTTGTCCGTTATCTTCTTTGATGTATTCTACATTATCTATTGCTTCTGTTATAAGTTTCATAGTTTTTCCTAATCCTTTTTAATGTAGCATAAAAGAAGATGGACTCTCTAAAGGATCAGTAGTTAATTCAGCACCGTCTATATCAACATCTTCTACATTTCCACCACCACCTGGTCCTATATCTCTTTTTCTTCTTGCTTTGTCTAATTCTTTTTCTGCTTTATTAATAGCATCCCTTTCACTAGTTGCATTAATAACCATTTCAAATCCATCAGTTCCACCTATACCTTTATAACCCATTTGACCTGATACTCTATATCTTGCTTCTTTGATATTTTCTTTTTCGTGGACTTTCATCACACTTTCTTCCAGACTACCTGGCTTATGTTTTAAATAACTCATAGATTATCTCTCTCTTTCCTTAATATTTATACATTTTATTATCTAAATTCCACAATCAAAGTATAGTTGTCGTGTAAAGCAAAGTTTTTAGTTGACAAATATACATAACCTGTAGCACCAGTAGCGTTATTAGCTATATCATTTCCTGCAGTTCTAAAGTCAAAAACCCCATTTCCTGATAATACAAGTGCTGTTGTATTGGCAGAAGAACCTCCCCAGGATATCTCTACTGCCGATTTTGAGTTTGCTGTATTAATTGAATACCATACTTTTGCTATAGTTTTCGTTGCGTCAGCAGTCATAAAATTTGATGTAGTTGGATTAACTAACACACTATCAGTTTCACCTGTACCATCACTTATGTTTGTTCTCTTAACAACATATTTAACTCCAGCTGTATCTGATATTATCTGTGTTGTTATTGCGTCTGCCATTTTTATTCCCTAACTATTTGGTCCTAATTCTGTTTCTTTTTGTACTTCTATTGCTAATGTAAATTTACTAACTTCTTTATCAGCAGAAACCTTTAAGTCAGTAGCCGTATCTAATTTTTGGTCTATAACTTTTCTAGCTTCTCCTTCTTTCAATCCCCAATTACCAAACCTTTCTAAAACTAAAGTTTGGTCTCCGAGTGTAAGAGTCACCTTTGGATAGATTCCTTCTTCGTAATCATTTCCTCTTATCTCATAATATACATTCGCTAAAGATATACTCTTGTCGGAACTATATAAAGTTCCACTATCTTCACCTACACCGTTAGCAGTTATAATTGCCTTATTGGTGTCATCAACTTTTGTTGCGACAGATAAAGTCATATTTTTTACTCTTCAAAATATGCTTTAATATCTGACTCTACAACACCAGTTGCAGCCGATACTTCGGCCACTTTTGTTTCAATAATGTTAACCAAATCTTGTGGTTGCGACCAATCTATTCCATCTAAACTTTCTATTAGTTGCTTTACAGCTTCTTTCATAGAAGGTGATAGATTATTATATCTGTCGTTACCAATAAAACCTGATACATTACCAACTATACTTGATACCGTTAATGCCATTTTTATTCTCCCGTTTGTTCTGAACCAGAATCAGCAGGTGCTTCTGCAGGTGCTGTTTCGGCAGGTGCCGTATCAGCAGGTGTAGCATTAGCAGCTCCATCTGGCGTCATTGCATTTTGAACATCATCCCTTGTAGCAGTCTGAGCAATCGGGGAAGCCACTTCTGGTTTCGGATCCGAGTGAGGTTCTGCTTGTCCAGGTGTTTGTGTCATCACATTTTTAGCAGCATTGAATAAAGAAGAAGCATAGTCTTTTCTACTTGCGTCTAAAGCGTCCCCTACTTTATTTCTTAATGCGTCTTTAAAGTCTTCACCTGCACCTTTATTATCACCAGTAGCAAGTTTATCTACAAAACTTGCAGTCTTATTTGATTGGTCAAAAAAACCTTTCGGTGACATTTGACCTGTATCTGTTTTTGTTTCATTATCAGCCATTTTTTTCTCCTATATTATATCAGGTTCATCGCCAGATACACTTACTTGTGGACCTGCAATAATACCATCATTAATTTCTTTTTTAATTTGTTTGTCTATGTCTGCCATTTCTCTTTCAGATTGTTTAAGTATATTTTGTCTAACATACTTAACTGAAAAGTATTTACCAACATAGTCTCGTACATCATTTGCCAACATTATTCTTTCTTTTAATAATTCAGCATTTTTCAGTTCCGAGAAGTGACCATCAGCAAGAAAATCATATTTAATTTTCTCTTTGACATTCACCCAATCGTCTTCGTTTATGATTGCTTTTAAAACTAATTGTGTTCTCAGCAAATCATTAAACAATTCTGTAAATTTCTTACGCAACCTTTGTACAAATTTTGTAAATTTAAGTTCGTCTCTAGTGATTTCAGTTGTTCTTCCTAAATTGAAACCTTGACTTGCTTCTAATCTACTAATAGGTACATTAAGCGAACGGTATAGTTTTCTTTGGAAGTATTCTATATCCGCAACTTCGCCTAAATTTTGACCACCAGGAAGAGTAGTAATATCTGTTCCTCTACCACCTTCTCTACTTGGTAACCAAAAGTCTTCAAGCATAGACATATAGTTTCTGTCGTCTCTAATTTCTCCAGTACTTGCGTCATAGACAAGTTTGTTTCTGTATCTTGCCATTACATCACGCAAATATTGTTCTGCTTTTACTTTAGGTAAATTACCTACATCAATTTTAAAAATTCTTCTTTCAGGTGCTCTTGCAATTCTGTATATAACAACAGCGTCTTCAATCATTCTTAATTGATTGACAGGTTTAATTGCTTTGTGCATATAAGACATAACCATATTCTTATTCAAATCAACCAATCCGCTAGGAGTAAAAGTTATGGCGTCTGGTGCTATTTTTAATCCACCACTTGCCATACCTGGTCCTGCAACACCTTTTTCATTATATAAAAAGTATTCGTTATAATCGTGTATGACCTGAATATTTGCTAATGGTACAGGTCTACCTTTTTTAATTTCTCTTATCTTCTTAATTTTTCTCGGGTCAATATATCTTAATTCTGTAATACCCTTAATTGGAGATTCTCTATCAATTATTTTATGATAGTAAATTCTTCCATCTACATACCATCTACGAAATATATCGTGTCCTTTCGTAGAAAAGTTTAGAAGTCTTAAAACTTCTTTAAATTCATCTTCAACTTTTCTTTTTATTTGGTCTGAAAAGTCTGTATCTTTTAAATCTACTCTAACTGGATCTTTCTCAATCTCGTTTGCAACAATAGCTTCGTTGACTATATCTTCAACTGCCATATCGCATTCTGGATGTATTGAAATTTCCCTATACCTACGAATTAAGTCTTGTTCAGTTTTAGCAGTACCTTCCATATCAAGGTACTGACCAAAATAACCTCCAGCGGCGACGGTTTGTGTACCGTCATCCGCTTTAGGTTGTGTAAAACTTTGCTTCGGGTCTGGAGTTTGTTTAACTCTAGTTATTTGGAAACCGAAAAGTTCCGCCATTTTATATCCTCACTTTATTTGTACTAATTATTTATTCAACTATTAAGTAGTCGTTCTCGATTCAAAAGTTAGGTATCTAAATCCTACATCAAAAGTTTCAATTTCAGTAGCTTCGCCCATATCTAAAGCAATACTACTAATAGAGATTGGAAAACAACCTCTTAATGTGTATGATTTAATAGTAGCACCGTTTCTGTCAAGGTGGTCAATAAATGCGTCTACTTGATAATCAACAGGATTTACTAATCCTTCGTTATCAGACATATTATTAATACCATTTTGCCATCTTTCAAATGCGTCCCTTAATCTAAAGTTTGTATCGTTAAGAACGGTAATACTCCATTCAGCGAATGTTCTATCACCTGCCAAGTAGACTGGTCTTCCACGGAAATTAACCGTAGCTACACCAATACTCATTGCTGGAATAGAAGTAGCATTACATAAGAATGCTAACTCTTCTGTTTCTCCACCAACTTGTGCGTAACCAGGAAAAGGCATTGTAACCTTAAACTGATTCTTTCGGGCTCCTCCGCCAGCAAGTTTGGTTTTGAAGTCATTTATATTAGCCATTTTTTATTTCTCCTCTTTACCTTTTAACCTGCGACTTCTTCAAAAGCCACGCCAGTTCTTGTTGCGATGAAAGATAATGTGATAAAGTTAATGCTTCTAGCTGGTTTAATATAAATTTCAGCTATGAATTCATTTCTATCAATTACTTCACCTGTGTTGTTAGTTTCATCACACACTACTAAAAAGTCTGTGATACCTCGTCTACCTTGTACTTCTCTTAAAAAAGGTTCTACCATATTTCTAAAACCAGCTCTAGTGAATTCATCATTGAATTCAAATAGTTGGAATTTAGAAGCAGTAGCGATTGCCTTCTCTAAAACGATAAACAATTTTCTTACATTTATTCTGTCAAATGCTGATGGTGTAGTAAGTCCAGTTTTATCTCCAAATAAGATTATACCTTGACCAGGGAAAGAAACAACAGGATTGATTCTCGCTCTATAAAGCTCGTCTCTTTGTGAGTGATTTGGACTATACGCCAACTTAACAGCGCCTCTAATTATACCTCTATTTAATCCAGCAGGACTAAACCAAGGGTCGTTAGTAAGGTCTGTTCTAGCACATAAGCCAGCCATATCTCCGTTTAGTGGAACATATCTATATACATCACTATATCTATCGTATGTATATTTGTAACCACTATCAAAGACTATGTAAGATGATGATTGTATTGTATTAAAAAATGCCAATACATTGTTTGTTTGTGTTATCGCAGAAGTGATGTTTACTACATCGGACCTTTGTGGACTTGCAAATACAACGCAATCTTTTCTCTTCTCAGCGATTGTAATTAAATCACCGATTAAAGAAGCGCTAGCATTACCAGCCATAATTAATCCAACATCAACGGTTTCAGCGTCTTGGAACAATTCAAATCCAGTTAATCTAGCACCATCAGTTGCCGTACCATCTACACCACCAGCGAAGGTTAGTGCGATAGGAGCGGTAACATCTGTAAATGCAGAAGTACTTTCAGTTTTACTTTGTCCCCAATTAGTTCCGTTTGAGTTGTGGTCTCCCCAATAGATGTAAGATGATTTCTTAAAAATAACTTCTGGATAGAAATTATTTGAACCACCTGCATCCTTGGCGTCTTTTGCTTTTGATACTTTTTCATATACTTCTAATACAGCGTCTTTTGTGCCGCTTACTGAACCATCTGAATCAACAACAACAATGTGTAGCTCGTCATTTGTTCTACCAGCAGAAGATACATCTGGAGATGTTCCAGGTGCTCCACTTACTCGGTCATAGTATTGCCATCTTCGTCTAACATTAGAACCATTAGTAATGGATCTATTTAATCCACCTGTACCAACTGCTCTTTTAAATGTTATATCGTTAGATGAAACTACCGTAACCTCGTATTCTTGGCCGTCATCATAGTCGTTAGTTGCGGCCGTTGTAGAAAATGCAATTATGTCACCAACATTAATGTTAGTTCCACTTGCTACCGTTATTGTTGTATCGCCTACTGCTACAGCTGAATCAGAAACGGTTGTAACCGCCTCTAGTTCATATGCAGTTGCTGAAGGACAAACAGATACTTTTAATCCGTTACCCCAAACTCCTGCAAATCTAGCAGCAAACTCTACTCCAGAGATTCCTGAGTATGGCGTTGATCCCGCTAAGTATGTAGAATTATATTCATTAGTATTTCTTATCAATGTCGCTGTTCCTGAATTGGTTACAGCGTTTTTTATACCAGTATTTTCTGTTCGTACAATTTTTAGGGCATTGGAATACTGAAGGAAAGATGAAGCAGTAAAATACTCTTCAAAATTACTTTGTGTCGGTTTTCCAAAAACACTAACTAAATCTTGTTCAGAAGTTATTAAAGTAACCTCCGAAACTGGACCTCTTGTAGCATTGAAAGCATAAGCTCCAATACTAGTAGATACAGCTGGGATTATATTAGTTAAATCCTTTTCTTGTACGAGAACTCCTGGTGATACTTGAAATGCCATTAGGTTTTCTCCTCTTTATTATTTGTTTTTGTATTTAAATTTAAATACATAATTTACCTTATTGTTCAAAACTCGTATTATTCATACGCCCATATTCAAATTTCTCAATTACTTATATTTATGATTAACCAAATCTATACTATTGTCCTTTGCGTACTACAGGATGCCAGACCGTTCCATATTCATCTACGGTCGGTTTGTCTTCCTCTCTGGTTATACCATCATCTACAAATCCAAAAGGTGCCATATCTTGTTCTATTAGCTTTTCTTGTTCTTTATACATTTCTGCTCGTATGTTTCTGTCTGTTAATTCTTTAAAAAACCTTTGGTTTGCAACCCAACCAAGTATAACTAAACAAGTCATATAGTCGTCATTACAACCTTCTTCTGCTTGCCAAGATTGATTCTTTCGGGTATAAGTAGACATTTCTTCTATGATATTAAAGTCATTTATAACTAGTTTATCACTTTCTATAATTGATTTTATATTAGCAGTACCCATTTTTTTAACTTGTTTTGTCATACGGACACCTAATTGTGAACCTCTTTGACTGAACATTGCACCAAGTATTTGTCCTGCTCTACCTTTTTGTGTAGTCATTAATACATTTGGATACTCAATTTCAAAATGTAGTCCATCTGAAATCTGAGCGCCTATATCATTTACTTCAACAAGTATATGTGCATTGTCATATTGCTTACATACTTTAGCAATCATTTCTGGAAATAACATAGGTTTAATTTCATTGTCTCTAAATGTAGCAACTACTCTATAAGGTAAGTTGGTTACATCATAAACAATAAATGCTGAATAATCTTTTAATGTACCTCTGGCAACATCAACCGTACATAGGTATGTGTTGCCTTTTACTGGTTGTTCAAAGATACTTAATCTACCATTTGTTTTAAGTGGTGTAATATACGGTGTCGCTTTTATTTTTGAGGCAGCTATTAATGTATCTATACTACCTAAAAATTCACACTCAAACTCACTAGCAAATTGTGCTTCCGATGTATTTCTAATTGTTTCTTCTTTCCATTTTGCGTCTCTACCTGGTACTTCTGACCAATGTACTTCTAATGGAACATAATCATTTTTTCCGTTCTCACTATCTATCCATAGTTTATAAAACTGATTCATTCCGTGTGGAGTTGATACTATAATTACTTTAGTTGATTTACCAGAAGTAATAGTAGGATAAACTGAACTAAAAAATTGTTCGGCAATCGTTGTAGGTACGAAAGCAAACTCGTCAAGGAATATTATATTATATGAACCACCTCGGACAGCACTTGAAGAAGTTGCGGCCGCAACTAATTTACTTCCATTTTCTAATTCTATATTACCTTTGTTCCAATTGATAACACCTTGTTGTAACCATTTAGGTAAGTTTTCATAAGCTAGTTGTAATCTTCCCAATATATCTCTAGCAGTAGAAGATTTATTGGCAAGAATCGCTATACTTGAATTGGGATTAAATAACGCATAATGTAATAAGTAAGATATGATAGTTGTAGATTTACCACTTTGTCTAGGTAATTTATAGATTGAAAATCTATTGTTGTGCATAGTATCAACCATCTTATCTTGGAACTTATAAGTTTTGAAAGGAACTAAACCGTGGTCAAGTGAAACAATCTTTACATAGTTTTTAATAAAATATATTGGATCTTCAGTACACTTTTGAAACTCATTTACTTGTTCTTCCGTAAACTCGGTTTTAGTACCTGATTTTTTAAGATTTGGATTTCCTAAATATGCGTCATTATTTATCATCTTTTGTCTCTATTGGTTCTAATTCATCTTGCATTGTTTCTGATGGTGTTTGTTTATTTACATTTTTAATCTTTTTATCTTTTAACATCTTTTGCAAGTCTGTAGTACTCCCAACAAATAAAGCATTTTTGATATTGGCAGTTGTCTTATTAGGTAACTCTTTTAGTTTTGATAATTTAGTTTGTAAGTCTTGTAATTTATCAACGGTGTCTGCTACATTTTTAATCAATGCACCTGCAACTTCATATGCTCTTGGATGTTGTCCTTCTTTTGCAACATCTAATATACCTTGTATTGCGTCTTGTCCTCTTTCAATTAATTCATAATAGTTTTCTCTACTATATTTGTAATCATTATCTATATCGTCCTTTTTAGGATCCTCTTTTCTAGGCACAGGAACTTTTTTCTCTTGCACCATTAATTCAGCGACAGGAGTACTTTCTTCCTTAATACCTAAAATATCATTTACCTTATCTTCTAGTTTTCCCATTAGTCTTTACCTTCTATACTTGTTCCTTTAAAAGGATCATTTCTTGTATCTCTATTATGTTCATTAAACTCTTCCTTTTCTACTAAAGAAAAATTACAATTTAATATAATTCTCATTTCACTTTTAATTGGATTAGCACTTGCGTGAAATCTATTTCCCTTAAACATAACACAACTATTTGCTTTTGGTGTTATTCGTTTATGTATAGTTAGTTTTTCTGGTTTCTTTAGCTTATCAAATTTCTCATTAAACAAATAAGTATCGCCATCAGAATCTATTGGATAATAAATTAAGACAAAATGGTTTGCCATTTCTTCATCATCAATATGTGCTGTGTTATACATACCTTCTTTGAAATCTGGATGGGGTTGTATCATATTAAATTTTAATCTTAATATTTCTTTCACTTTATAACCAAAACCTTCAACCATCATATTCAAAGCATATTTAATTGGTTCAAATCCTGGGTTAACTTGTGGTCTTTGGTCTATGTGTGAATAGACTCGGTGTACCATTTGAACGGTATTGAAAGTATTGTCATCTTTAACAATACCTGGATTGTCCATTTGATTTGCTAATATATCTTTAGATATTATATAACCTAATCTGTATATATTATTTTGAAAACTATTTGCTACATTACCTGGTAAGCAATTTTCTTTGTATAAAATCTCGTCCATTATATCCTCTCATTATGTATCACTTCCACTTGAAGGGTCATATTTTTTACCATCTTCAAAAAATGATATAGTTGTTGTAAATCCAAAATCATCTCCTGGTTTTGCTGTTGAAGGATCAGGAGTAATTACTATTCTTTCTTCCCTTGCTTTTTTATCAAAGTCTGTTCCTAAATCTGATTGTACTTTTCTAACTACACCAGCACTTGTAGCAGGTCCATATAGATAAGTTTTAGCAGTAAAGGTTAATGTATATATTACTGCTCTTCTAGTTTCAAAATCTCCAGCATAACTATCTTCGTATGTTATGTCTCCAATTATAATAGGAACATCACGCTTAATTCCTAAACTTGGTACCATATTAATTGTAACCGTATAATCTGGTTGAAAGTATGGTACTATTTGTTCAACTATCTGTAATCCATTTTCAGCAGTTGCTGTAAATATAAACAATTTATATGTTATATTATATGGAACTGGAGAATAGTTAAATTCCATTTTGTTAGCTTGGTCTGTAGAAGAACCATCTGTTTTTGGTTTTCTATATTTTTGTAATTTATTTAACTTTCTACTAGGGTCATAATCTATACCAGATATTTCAAATCCCATACGAGGTAGTATTGTTGCGAATTGAGTATCTTGTAAATCACCTTGTTGAGTTAATCTAGTAATAAACTTTTCTTTTGGTGCATACGCTAATGGCACCGTAAATCTTTTAACTACTGAACCATTTGCGTCTTTTGTTTGTACAATAATCTTATTAAAAATCTGACCAAAAGCAATGGTCAATCTTCGCATACCTTCGTTATAAAAATGAGTTCCAAGCATTATTTAACATCTCCAAATGGGTTCTTTTCTGTAAAGTCTAATATATCGTCATTAACCGTTGCAGTATCAAAACCAGCAGCCGAATCTAAATCTAAATTATCAGCATAAGCAGATTTTGTTTGTACACTTTCAGCAGCGTCTCCATCAGTTGTAGTGTCGTCCCATTCTTCATTAATTAAGTATAGTGGATTACCGTGTGAGTCTCCTGTTTCTAATAATAAGAAACCATCATAAGAAGATTGATTTAGTGTACCATCTTCAAGTCTAAACTGGTGTGCCAAAGATGTATCAAGTGATTTTCTATCATCAGCTTGGTCAATATCAGCGTGACCTGTATTAAATTCTTCACTTGAATATTCAAATGTTTTACATCTTAATTTATAGACAGGTAAATTGCCTAATTGAAAGAAAGGTTCCTGGTCTTCTACAAACGCAATTTCAAAAAACTTGTTCATTAAAGGATAGTAAATTACATCACCTTCATTAGGTCTGCCATCCACCATTAGGTTTGCTGGGTCATCTACTTGTTCTTGGAATCTTCTTTTCGCAACAACAAAGGTCGTATCGTCTCTTACTTCTAATCCAAACTTACTAATTATTTCTTCTTCACCAGCAAACCCTTGTGGTGTGTCAAAATACATTTCTACTAAATACGAGTCGTCAAACCTAGACGCAGAATCCTCGCCAAGGATTAAATCTCTATTAACTAGAGTTCTCGGTAAATAATAAACAGCGTGTCCATAGATTTTTAAATTCTCTACGATTAAATCTTCTATTAATCTTTTCTCACTTTGACTACCTATGCCATCGCCGCCTTGAAAATAATGATTAACGGCCATTTTATTTTTATCCTATCATAAATGCTGGGTTTAATTGGTAAGACTTTTTCATTTCTATTTCCAAATTTTCTTGGTCTTGTAATGCTTGTGTGTAAATTTCTTCGCCTTTCAAGGTTACTCCACCTATCATTGCGACCCCAGCGAATTTACTTAAATTTTGTCCCCATTGTCTTTTTATTAAAGTAGTAGTATATCTTTTTAACCACAGGTCATCATATACATCGGTATAAGTATCAGGATCCAAAGTTCTGTATGCTTCTATAACTAGATATTCGCCAACTTGTAAATCATTTTTCCAATCCATATCAACATAAAGTCTATTATCGTGTACATTAAATCTTAAAGGTTTTTCACCAACTAATATATGGTCTAGGAAATCTAATTGTCTCATAACTACATCATAGTTAATTACAGAAGTTGATGAGAAATCATATAGGTCATTTAATCTTAATTGGTATCTTACATCAAATAAATTTAAATTACCTTTGTTTGAAAAAGGAAATATGTTTATTACTGAAAATACACTATCAGGAACAATAATATAATTGTTGCCTTCTTTCCAAGTAGTGGTTACAGAATTTTTTGTTGCACCTTCAGTACTATCTGCTAGAATTCTATTCTGGTCTGCTTCAGTTAATTGATATTTTAAATATGTTCTTCTGATGGCGTCATAGTGATATTGTTGATAGTATTGTAGCGCTTCATCTACTCTATCATCTATTTGGTCATCATCAACATTTATCTCTATAACAGGATGTCCCAATGCCCTTTTAGCATAAGAGATTAATGTCTGTCTGGTATTTGGTTTTGCCATAGTTATTTCCTTCTAATTCTTTGCTATATTTATAATTTATAGGTGGTCGCTTCCGTGCCAGTTTGCTTTATCATCTATTTTTTTATCATAGTACCAAGAAAATAACGCTATAAACAACCCAAATAATATAATTCCTTGTATAAAAGGTTCGTTGAATAGACAATATATTAGAACATCTAAACCATCTCCACCGTCAGCTATAATTTTATCTATCATATTTTAAACCCTTACCACACTTTTTGATAGCAGATTTAACTTTAACTACCATATCAAATATTAACTTATCTGTATGAAATGGTGTTGGAGTAAATCTTAATCTTTCAGTACCTACAGCAACCGTTGGCCAATTGATAGGTTGTACATAGATACCTTCTTTGTAAAGTAATTCATCTGATATTGCTTTACATCTTTTTGCTTCTCCAATAATAACAGGAACAATATGACTATCATTTTTCATAACTTCTATTCCTTGTCTTTCAAGTTCTTCTTTTGTTTTGTTTGCTCTTTCGTGTATCTTATCTCTTAATTCAGGATGGTCTCTAACATACTTAACACTTGTTAAAGCACCAGCACAAATAACTGGACTTACAGAAGTTGTAAAAATAAAAGCACTCGCCATACTTCTTATTGCGTCAATAAACTCTCTCTTTCCTGCAATGTATCCACCTTGTACACCGAACGCCTTTGCTAAAGTTCCATTTATTATATCAACTTCTACATTATCTCTTTCACATATTCCAGCACCTTCTTGTCCATAAAGACCAACAGCGTGTACTTCATCAATATAAGAAATTGCATTATACTTTTTACATAAGTCAGCTATTTCTTTTACAGGAGCAATATCTCCGTCCATAGAATATACACTTTCAAATACTACACATTTTGGACCTTGGTCTGATTTTAATATTCTTTCT